GACTGATGCAGAACTTGCAAAAAGAGATCGTCTTGCCAAGAAACTAAAGAATATTAAAGCAATAAAAGGCAACGATTCTGAGAAGAATGCGAAGTTCAGATATGCAACATTTATCGTCTTAAGAAATCGTAAGAAAGAAAAAGGCGAGAGGTCTGGAAAAGGCAAAAAGAAAAAGAAATAAATAGGTTAGGAGAAAATATGAAAAATCTAAACGAATACAGTTCATCTTACCCAACTAGCATCGGAAATAGTCAATCGCAGGAATATCCTGGTGTATTTTCACCATTCGATGCTGAAAAGGTACAAGGGCAAAATCGCCTAAACCCACTAGATCCAGAGGGTCTTCACAGATTAAATGCATTCCTTAAGCATTTCTTCAGAAGAACATCTTTAAATCCACAACACGATTTACACCAACTAAAGGTTCGTTTAAATCACTTAAACTATGATTTTGATGTTGCTCCAGATGCCGCAAAGGAATCAGACTTCAACGTTGAGGTGTCTAGAGGTCAAGTATTTGGAACAACTCCAACTCACGACCTTTCAACTGGTTTCTATACTGGTAATGATCTACCAAAGTTCAATTTAAACTTTAAGGTCAACAAAACAAGTGATGGATATAAAATTGATGCAGTAATGACTCCAAAGGGAGAGGTAACTGAGTCAATGATGAAGAAGATTAAGAGAAACAAGAGAATCAAAACTATTAAAGAAATGGTTTCACCAATAAGTGAACAGGAAGAAATTCGTCAAGCACATATTGGTACTGATATAACAGGTGCAAAAGAGACAGAAACGATTAAAAGTCGTAAAAGAGAAGATAGACAGTTAAAGAGAGTAAGATAAACAAACCCTTTATATCATGAAAGACAAACTCTGTCCAAATAATTTTGTAATGTATGCTATGAAAATGTATAGCAATCCATTATGTTCTGGGATTGACGAATTTAAAGAAGATATCTGTAGAGTAAAATACGTCAAAAGACTTCTTCTTAAATATAAAAAATATGGTGATTTAAAAGAAAGATTAGTTTTAAATCACCTTATTATTTTACAAAATTTGTTTGGTGCAGAGGCATGTACGAGAATCTTATTTTATAAACTACCGAAAGAGTTGCATTCTTATCTAAAAACCTTTCTGCAATATCTACAGTATCTTCCAAAGTCAATACCAGAAGTCGATCTAGAATCTATAAATTGTGACCACAGAATAGAAAAAATATTACAGAGAGTAAAATGATTACAGTAACAGAACTTTTCAGTAGAATAAATTTAAACGAATCTATACAAGTAATCAAGCACCTTGAGCATCATGGTGAAAAACTATACACTGGTAATCCAAATGCAGCAATAGAGCATTTGAAAGCAACTGCTAACTTTCTAGCAGGAAGACCACAACCTGGACACAATTTATCATATAAGGTAGATGGAAGTGTATCAATTGTATTTGGTAGAAATGGTGGAAGACCATTCGTGAAATATAAGGGTGAAGGATCTCCACATCTCTATTCGGAACAAGAAATAGAACAAGAGACAAAAGAAAAACCATATCTTACACAACCATTCATGGTTGGATTGAAGTCAGCAAAACACCCTTCAATTGGATCAAATACTGGTTATCAAGCAGATATTGCTCTAGAATCATCACCCACGACATTCAAGGGAAATCTAATATCATACATGAAACCAGCAAAATCAAAGAAGTATGCAGTTGCGGTACACACACAACTGAATACTGATACTGGTGAGAAAACTGGATCAAATCCAGATGTGACATTCCTTGAGTCGAAAGAGGCACACTTTCCACATCTCTCCCTCAACAATCAGTCATTCGATACAACTCCAGAAGAGATGCAAAAACTCAATACGCATATATCAAATGCAAATACTCTTCTGAATGATAAAAAAGTAAAACAAATTGCAAAATCTATAGCAGAACACGTCGATCCAACAAACAAAACAGGTCACAGACACCTCGTCTTCAAGCAATACACCAATGCAGTTCAAAGAGGAGAAGTGACAGAAAGATCTATTGGTTCTCTAAAGGATTGGTTAAAATCCAAAGCAGATAAGGCAAAGAGCAGTGCAGATAAACAAAGAATCGTGGGACATCTAGAATTCGTAGATAAAGACCCAGCAGCACTTCATAATCTACTCAAAGCACACGATCATGCCGATGCTGCAAGAAATATCATCGTAGATATTCTACACAGAAATAAAAATCTACCAATGACTCCCGAAGGTGGTCATTCAAATGGTGAAGGATTTGTTTCTGAATTACCAGGTCATGGTCAAGTTAAATTTATACCACAATCATTCACTGCTGCAAATGTTGCACAGAAAGAAAAATTCAAAAAGGCAGCAAAAGAAATCAAAGAAGAGATGGCAGCTGGTGGTGGTGCAATTGCAGGAATAGGTGTTAACCCATCTGGAAAACCAGATTCTTCTGAGGTTGCTGTTTCTAGAGCAGCACAAGCAAACTACACCGCTGCTAATATGGGAGGTTTTGAACCACTATATGGTAAGCAACCAGTGAATTCAAATCCCAGACGCAGAAGATTAGCGATGAGCATTCTTAGTAAAATGAATGTTGGTAGGGAATCATACTGACAAAAAGATCAGGGTTGTAAAGATTCATAAAGTGCTTTGCAAATAGCATATGCATCTATGATGTCAGTGACTGGACTTCCGAGAAGTGTTTTGTTTGGTGTGATTATTTCTTGCAACTCGAATCCAGTTTCCTGAACAAAACTTTTATACATTAACTCTTTATCAGCATTTCCTTTGGTAGTGAACAGTTTTTTAACTTTCGTTGGTTCAATGATATCTACAGGTATGCCTAACTGGTAAAGTTTATATTTTAATATTCCTGTGTTTTCTGCAATATGAAAGACACGACCCGTGGCATTGTACGCATATCCCTCTAAACCTATTCTTTCTGATCCAATTGTGACACGAACAACCCAATCTGATATGGAATCATATCTTTCACAATCTTGGTCATACGTCAAGAACATCTCCCCGTGTATGTTATTCATGAATGTATTTGCGTATTTCTTTGTGTCTGTCAAAAAATAAAAGTTACAACTCTTAAAATTGAACTCTTTTTTGGTGTCAAATACACAAACCGCTGGTCCGTTTAAGGAATAATCTATGGCAGAAATAATCATTGATATAAATATTTAGTAAAGTTGGAGAAGCAATGTACAAATTCAATTCAAATTACTACAACAATAAATTATTAAGATCGCTTTCAGAAGCAACTAATAATGTATTTATAAATGAGCAAAAGAGAAAATACGTTGGTTCTACAACTTATCGCATGTCTGATATTGATAAATTGTCACCAGAACAACAAAGTCTACTCAGACAAACCCAAGCAGCAGCAGAAAAAGCAGAGAGAGATCCAGAAACTGGTGCTTTAAAGGTTGCTGGAATGATTGCTGGTGTTCCACGAACTGGACCAGGCGGTGATCTTTACGGTGTTGATGTCAGTGGTCAACCACTAGTCACGGTTTCTAGATATGAGGACGTACCAGATGAACCAAAAGCACCAGCAGGAGCAATGCCATCTGCTACAGCACCAAAAGTACCAGTGGGTCCAGCAGTTGGATCTAAAAATGTAGATACAAGCAAGACAAAAGATCCATTTAATGTTGATTTTGGCATATCAGAAACCGAAAGACTAAGAAGATTACAAAATGCAGAAAATATTGCAGCAGATACTGCTAAACGTCATGGTGAAAATAAGTATGATATTCCACTGCAACTTAGTACAAGTGATATAAGAAAACCAGAAGTTGGTCAGTTTGCAGCACCTGGCGTATCGGCAAAAGTTGATAGTGTAGTACCACAAGCAGAAAGTGAATTACAAAAACAAATTCAAAGACTTGAAGCAATAAAGCAAAGAAATATTGAAGCAAGAAGACGAGGAATCGATAGAGGAAGACTCAGATCTACAGCACAAATCAGTCCAGATATCAAACCAGGCGGATATCGCATGGGTAGACAAGATTTTTAAACTAAAAAGGAAACAACAATGAAAGACTCAGATAAAAGAATTTACTATTCAATTGCCAAAGTATTAATGAATGAGAACTTTGGTATGGGTGGCGGTATGCCTCCCATGGGCGGCATGGGTGGACCACAAATGGGTGGTAGAAGACCACAGATGCCACAAAGAAGAAGATCCCAAATGGGTATGATGGGTCAACCACCAATGCCTCCAATGGGTGGAGAAATGGGTCAAGACGAAATGGGTATGATGGGTGGTATGGGAGAAATGCCCCCAATGGGCGGTGGAATGGGTGGTGGAATGCCTCCAATGGGTGGTGGAATGGGTGGTGGAATGGGTGGTGGAATGCCTCCAATGGGTGGTGGAATGGGTGGTGGAATGCCCCCACAACAACAAGAACCCCCAGCAGCAATGGGTCAAAACTTCAGATTTAATCCAAACCAACAAAAGAAAAAATCAACACCAACAATGTTTGGTGATCTCTCTGATCCCGCAGACGATGCAAGAAATCAAGCACTTGCACAAAGTGCAATGATGCAACAACAAGGTCAACAACAAGGCCAACAACAAGGTGGACCAATGGGTGGTGGAATGGGTGGTCCAATGGGTGGCGGTATGCCTCCAATGGAAGGCGAAGAGGATATGGATATGATGGGTGGTGGTATGCCCCCAATGGGTGGACCAATGGGTGGTGGAATGGGTGGTGGAATGGGTGGACCAATGGGTGGTGGTATGCCTCCTATGGGTGGTATGGGAAGACCTCCAATGGGTGGACCACAAATGGGTGGACCACAAATGGGTGGCATGGGAAGACCTCCTATGCCCCAGAGAAGAAGACCACCTATGGGTGGCATGGGAAGACCTCCTATGCCTCCAATGAGAGGATACTGATAATACCAACCCCCAGAAATGGGGGTTGTTTATAAATACATTAGGAGAATTTTATGCCACTACAAGGGATCAGAGCAGGTCTTGATATTCTTAATATTTTTGATCAAGAGAAAAAGAAGCAAGAAGAAAGAAAAGCAGAAAAAATAAGAGAAGTAGAAAGAAGCGCACAACAATTCTCCTCTCTTGCAAGAGATGTTGCTGTTGGTCAAGAAGAATTAAAAAAACCATTCGAAGAGAGAAAATGGGAAAATCTGCCACCCGAAGCAAGAGAATATGTACAAAATCGTAGATTTATAACAGTGCGACAAGGTGAACTTGGAAGAAAACCAGGAGAACCAGAACGCATGGAAATACAAGATCTTCGTGGACCAAGAACAAGTCAATCTCTTCTTACTCCGCAAGACATTATGGGAGATAAAGGTGATGCTTTAACCGCTCAATCACAAATGTCACTTGACCTTGGTAGAAAAATGAGACAAAGAATGGCAGATGAAGCAAAACAAAAATTAGTTGCAAGATATGGTGAACAAGGATTCAATCAAATTCGATCAGATAATGTCAAACGTGCTCAAGATAAAATAGCAGAACTAGATAGAAAATGGGCAGAAAAAAGAAAACTAAGAGGTCAAAATCCAATGAGAGAAGAAGTAGAATTTTATAAAAAAAGACTGAACGAAGGTATAGGACAAAGAATAAAACAAGGATATGATTTTGTTAAAAATATACCTGGAGTAAAACCAGTAGTTAGAACTGCTGGAGTTGCAGCGGGTGTAGCAGGTGGAGTATATGCATATAATGAATTAATTAAACCAGATTCTCCACAAATCAATGTGCCTAATGAATCTGGAGCAACTAAAACTGTATCTGCTAGTGATCTAGAAATCCCAAACCGAAATAGACAACAACCAAAACAAACAAGACCAAGAAGAAGCGGTGGTGGATATTCTAATACTATAGTCCCCGTTCGCAAAGAAACTAGTGCAGACTTTGCAGCATACGGAGCTGACGCAAGAAGTCCTGGTGGTGCTGTTGGTGCTCAGAGAAGAAGAGAAGCAGAAAGAGTTTGGCAAAAATGGCAAGAAGAAGATAAAGCACCAAAGCAAGAAGAATCGCCAGTCAAAGCAAATCTACAAAGAGAACTTAGAAAGATCTCAACAGATTTAGGCGCAAAAACAACAGCAGAGACAATGGCATCTTCTAACTTCGCAACACAAACAACTCCAAAGGCAGAGGTAACAAAACCAAAACCAGTTATTGTTGCAAACCAACCACTTGATTTGTCAGCAGGGGAAAAATTTGCTCTACAAGCGGGACAAGAAACCATTAAGCGTGGTGAAGATGTTAAAGCATTCCAAACACAAATGCAAAGTGATGCAAATCGTAGAACTAGATTTGGAAAATCATTCCAAGCACAAATGCAAAAAGATGCGGCGTGGAGAAAAAACTTTGCTAGAAATTTTGGAAAACAAATGAGACAAGGTAAATAAAAAAACCCCCTTACGGGGGTTTTCTTTTATTCACTCCAATTTGTTAGTAATATTACCAGATCCTCTGAAGAAACGATTCCATCGTTATTCAAATCATATGGATTTTTAGTAAAAGAAGTTTGTCCCCAATTTGCAAGTAAAGATGCCATATCTTCTGATCCTACACTTCCGTCTCCATTAAAATCTCCAGTCAATGCAATTGGAGATACGGTAACTAATGCATTTGTTAATGACCCAGTAACAGTTAATCCTGGTATGTTTCCACCATATACTACAGTTTGAGCAGTATAATTGACAGTATATTGGGGAAGCAATTTCACCTCAGTTTCAGCAACTGAAGTAAGTGCCTTGAACTTGAATCGAACAATCTGAACTGGATCGCTTACGATGAATACTGAACCAAGGATATTATACCCATAGTAAAGACCATTGCCGTCTTGTGGAATTGCAAGTTCATTCAATCCATAGAAATCTCCACAACCAGTCGTTTGACCAGGTTGGCAATATGGAAGACCAGAGAAGGAAGTCCATATGAGGGGATGCGAACCCTCATGTGAGATACCAAGGAACTGAAGGTGTTCGGGGTTCCAACTGAACACAACATCCGCAACCACATAACGCTGTGGTTCGTCCTGGGCCATGACCATGAGCGGAATCTCAAAGGTGTCTCCTACTCGGATACCATTCTCCTCTTGCGAGTGGGCGAGAATGAGATTGAGTTTGGCATCATTGCTTTGTGCTACAGCAACAGAGGATAATAATAAGCAAATTAAATTGATTAATATGGTCTTCATATAGTTCTCCTTATTAATTATGTATATCTAACAACTCTTTCCATGAGTTTACTGCTTTTCTGTTTGTCTTATATAAAAGATATCTGTTAAAATAATTTAAACCCAAAGAACCAAATCCAACAGAATCCATCATTGCATTCATTGCTTGCTTTGAAGAGTTTGGATCTATTCTAGAAAAAGGATTTACAAATTTTATCTCATCAGAAACGACAATAGGAACATTCATATAAACAAAGTCAGCAGCAGTAATATTAAATGTTTCACTATAAGATACCTGCAATCCTAAATCCATTTGTTTGACCACCCCCAAAAAATCAGAATGACTATACCAAGGATGCTCCTGCAATCTACAATTTTTTGATTCTTCTGAAAATAAATTTCTGATGTTCATCAAAACATTTGCAACACCATTTGTATTTGATTTTGATTCGTGTTCTGAAACATTAATATGTACAACTATTGGTCTTTTGATTAGTTTTCCAAACTGTATAGACCACAATGCTTGTTGAAGATGATTCTTCAATGGTCGTAAAGCACCAAATATTCCAATATGAAATTCATCTGGATTTCTTCTAATATCTGGAACCACATCAGATGTCACAGAATTAAATTCAGGATAATATAAATTTGGACTATACGAAACATTTTTAGTTCCATATATGCTCTTGAGATCATTAAAGAAGTCAATGCTATTTGCACTTAACTTTATCTTAATACCTTCTTTACACAAACTCATATATTGATTTAACCAATTGAAAGCATTTCCTTCTGTTGCAATAAAAGGTGTTTTGGAATGCATTCTTATATGCCATGTGACATTTGGATGAAGTTTTGCAAGAACTTTGAATTTATCAGGAACTACCCACAATGCTTCAATAAAAACATCTGTTGGTTTATATGCGTGTACTTCTTTGTCGATACAATTATTATCGATAACTTGAACTACTTTTGAATCAACACCCAATTCAATTAACTTTCGTGAGACGAAATCACATGAATTATATAATCCATATGCTTTAGTTTTCTCTCCGTAAATAAATCTTTGCTTAATTATAAAAAGGACTTTCTTTCTGGTCTTTGCCATACTTGCTCCTTTTCATTATTATGTATAAAAGAAACAACCCCCACAGACGGGGGGTATGGGGGTTGTTTGACCTGAGATGCGATCTCAATTGGGATACTTATTATGTAGTAAGATCCACAATTTCACATTTATCGCCACTACATGCAAAGGTTTGTGCTCCTACAGTCTTATCTTCTTTCTCATATTTAGAAAGTAAAGTCCAGTCTACATTCTTTGGCATCTGTATATATGCTGCTTCATATTCTTCCTTGGTGCAGTCTTGGTAAGGTGCTTGACGATATGAGTGATCGCTGTGGGGAAGGAATGAGATGCCACTGATTTCATCAAAGTGCTTGTAAACAAATGCTCCGACCTCCATCCATTCGTGTTCCTTGACGGTAACAGTGATTGATGGTTTGTGTTCACACCAGTGTCTCTGATATGTTAACCATAACTCTAGATGCTCAATTGCAGTCATGTCGTTACGCGTAATTGATCCCTCTGCTTTCATTGGGAATGAGAAGACCATTGTGTGGTCTGGTTTCATTACGCAAGGTTCCGCAGGGAATCCCATGTCAATCATCATTTGACATAGAGGATCTTTACGATCTGCACGAACTGTGCGGATGTAATAATTATTGTGACGAGCATGAATACCAGATGCTGCATCGGTTAGTTGTGAGACTGTACCCGATGGTTTGATGCAAGTGATTGCTGCTGCTGGATTAATACCAATAGTTTTTGCCCAAACTTCATTAGTTGTAATTGCTTCTTGCTTCAGAATCTCCAAGGTGTTTGGAAGATCGCCAACTGAACGCATCATTTGGTTGTCTAGAATACCAGTGAGTGAGAGTCCTAGCAATGCTTCCTCTTCACAATTCTTCTTCCATTCAGAAGAAAGATATGGGAAGTGTGTTAGTGATGCTTGCCAAGTTCCAAGAATAGCAGCAAGACGAACCTTACGACGAAGAGATGCTAGACCATCACCTGGACGAACTACAACTTCAGTAAGGTTGCAAAATTCACGGTCGCGTAGAATAATCTCAGAGCAAGGATTTGTACCAAACTCATAAGACGAGTCACGGCGATCTCCAAGTTTAGCGACAGTCTTCCTACAAGCATCGCGATTAAAAATACCACGTTCTCCACTCTTTGATTTATATAGCGAAACCCACTCATCCATGAACACTCCTATTTCTGGTTTTTCCTTGTACGCAACGGAATTGTTTGCGAGTGCTCTTTGCGGATTTTCATTCCACCATGCACCAGATTTGGCATCTCGCATTCTTTCGTCTGTAAGATTGGATAGGCTAATAAGAGCAGATCTACGGACTCCTCCCACCACCACAATTTCTGCAATTTTACAGACGATATCATGGCATTCGATACTTGTGAGTTTTCTCCCCGATGCTCTCTTAAAAGTATCAACGGTGAACTTAAACAGGTCTTCCAGAGGTCTTGGTCCGCTTGCTCTGCCACCGAAAGTTTTGAGACGAGCCCCAGCAGGACGAATTTTTGATATATCCCATTTTGGTATTTGACCTCCAATGAGTAAGGAGACAAGTTCTTTGTAAGCCTTAGCCCAACCAGCCTTGCTATCTTCCACAATGATAGTGGTATCACTAGCAGAGAAGTTTTCAGCAATTGTAGGAAGTTTTTCAACATATTGTCTCTCCACCGAGAAACCAACACCTGTACCACACATCAAAATATATAGTATTTCATCGAAAGCACGAACACGATTGATTGCTACATACGAGCAATTATATCCTGCTGTGTTGTCGCGCTTAAGTGCTTCACCAGCAGTCATAAGTGCGCGCAT